TTTTGCAATTTTCTTATCTTCAATCATAGAATGGATATTATAAATACGATCAAACACCTCATTTAACAGAAATTCGTCATCCTTTGTAATATCTGCCTCTCTCATATATGGACGAATCCATTTTGCATCTGTAGAAACATCTTCGTCATTCAGAATAGCATGGGCCTTGGCAACCATGTCCTCATTTACATGCCCGTCTATGGCCGTTTGACTCAAAGCATCTACAAATAACTTATGTTTCCCAAGACTGATAATCTGCTCCTTAGATTTCGCCTTTACACGATTCATTGTAGCGGCATTTAACGCCTGTCCATTATTCAGATTATAGAATGTATCTGCCTGTTCCTCCTGATCTGCATTGTCTGTATAGCAAATCGTGAATGAGTACTCTTTAACGGCATTTTGAAAACATTCAGGAAGATCACTAAACTTGTGCCCGTTGATGTCAATTTCTTCCGTCTCCCCTTCATCATTTATTACTGTAAATTCCTCAAGTCCGCTCAATTCAAATTCATCTTTTAAGAATTTTATAATAGTTAATGTCCTCTGTTTTCCGTCTTCGCCCTCATAAATATCTTCCACTTTATTAAAATACAATGGAGGAACATGTCTATCCAATATCAAAGAGCGAATCAAAGCAGATTTCTTATCATTATCTTTCCACACATAACCCCTTTGAATATCAATGTTAAAATTCACTGTTCCATCCTCTACATATTCTACAAGTTGACGCGCTGTCCAATGTATCTCTGCCTTCGCTGCACCTTTAATAATTTTCATGACAATTTTCCTCCATCTGATAAAATCACTTAGAAATTTTAACTTTCTTTCCGTTCTCTACATATATCTTCTTCTCTATTCCGAGTCCGTCACACACTAAATCTTCCACATAAAGCACACAGGATACTCTGTGGTCACGTTTTGGATACTTTGCTTTTGCTTCTGCACTGAATAAAGCAGGATCAATCTGTCTTAATTCCTTTGACAAATACCTATGTATTTCTTTCCTATCATTCGGATGGGCAATCCAAACCTCCCTTAATGCCCTCATTACAAATGTGGCATATCCATTAGTTTCTTTATTCCAACCGGCATTATCAATGATAGAAAAAATAAAGTCCAAGCATTTTTCGCCGTGAACTTTTACGATTGAATATGTATCTGTATAACTTCCAAGAACCGATTCTTCTCTATTTCCTTTCGTTGCTACAAATTTAATTCCATATTTGTTTAAAAGTTTATCCAGAGAAACGGCAGCACTATCGCCAATGATTACTCTTGAAAGATGCTTTTCAAGTGGCTTCACATTTTCCACTTCTGAATCCTGTCCTATGAAGTATTCAGCTTCAAATTTCAGACGTTCATCTGGATCTTCAGGAGCATCCATAAGAATAATTGCATTTAATCTATCTATTCCTTTTTCTCCTGCAATAATGAATCTTCCCTGTCCATCCACAATAGCAAATCTATGTTCCTCCAGATGCCATACAAGAATTATTGGTGTTAGTTTCCTCTCATCCCACTTGTTTCTCAATCTGTTTAAATGTTTATGCGTCCTCATCCCTTGATATCTGGCGTCCACAAAGCATAGAGACAAAGGAACTACAGCACTACCTGTAATCACTCTTTGATTCTTTCCTTTTCCAACGGTCATAAGTGGCTTGATATTTGCCACTATGTCATTAAATTGTTCAATTCTCCTTGTTTCCTCATTCATTGCCACTACTGCACTCATACTGAAACCTCCTTGAATATGTATTTTTTGTATAATAAAAAGCATCTGGATTTTTATTTTCCAAATGCTTTGTCATCTTTCATGTATTCAGTTGAATATCTAATTTCATTGCCTGTCAGTTTTTAATTCTATCATAATTTTCAATTACTTCTTGCAATGTATTCCCACTCGCAATTTCTTCTCCTTCGCAAGTAACTACATATTTATCTTTATCCTCTGCTTCTTTCAAAAATATCTCTATCTTTTTATATTTTGTATTTAATATCTTCCTCCGCTCATTTTCCTTTTTATAAAACAGTTCTCTCTTTTCATCAGTAACTCTTTCAATTTTTTCTACACGTTTTAGTCCGATCATAGGCTTCCATGAATCTAATTTGATATTAGTATCTAAACCACTTAATTTTGTCTCTATTTCTGGTGATATATATTCAATAATACCAAGAAAGTCTCTCGTACCACCAGGATAACCATGTGATTTATGTGTCAATATGATTTCTTCTCCTAAGTTAAAAGTTTCTCCTGCAAATTCAAAACTTTCTCTAATTGATTTACACATATTTTGTAATCCTCCTTTAAAATTATAATGACTACCTCTTGAAACTTAGATTTTATTTAAATCCAACCATTATGTTTTGCAAAATCTTTGTATTTATCGTATACAACAAATTTATCATCTGCGGCACACTCAAAATCTCCTGCATCATAAGACGCAAGATCAATAATAGAACTATCATGACTTATAATCTTAAAAGATGCAGAAAATGCCTCTTGTGGAAAACTACCATAGTTTTTCTTTTTACCATTACTCTTATCTGATATAGATATATAAAATTCAGGAATACACCACTCATTAGATATAAAACCTATTCCAGAATAAGGCGGATCATTTTCCATATAAATTTTTCTTATTAATGATTCACTGTCTAATAGTTCTTTTGTTATTGGTGTTCTTAAAGAAAAATTAGGTATACTAACAATAAGCATTCCCATATAATTATCTGCCAAATCAAATTTGGAATCATTATAATCAAGCCTTAATCCTTCATAAAGAGTTTTAAAAAAATCCTTCTGGTCTTTTAGAAGATAGTCAATATCTGCTTTACGAGAAAAAAATCCTATTAAATCTCTTTCAAGAGAAAGTATCTCTTTTATTTCGCTTTGTGGAAATATTTTACACATAAGCATATCCTGACTAATTATATTTTTTAATATTTTCAAATATTCTTTAATAAAATCCTGCTCACTGTTATCTAATTTCTTTAATGATAAATCTTTTCCGTGTTTTTTAATAATTTCAATAATTTTCACTCCGACACTACTATTTTCTTGTTTCACTAAATCAATGGTTCTTGTTTGATTCTTTTTCTCTCTTCTTTGTTCGGCTTCATCTATAGCTTTTAATAATTCTGGTGACATTTTTAGTGGCGAATATCTACTATCCATAATAATTTTATCCTCCATAAATCTATTATTTTATTGCCATTAAATTACTATTGTAAATCTCTTTCCACCTGTTACCATCAGGAATATTATTAAAATTATCCTCATTTGCTTCAAATAATTTTTTTACTGTTCTAAATTCCGCACAACACATACATAATATAGGCGCATAATCGTCTAAAGTTTCAAAGGCAAATGCATATGAGTCTTCATCATATACAATCATACCTTTTAATTCGCTAACTTCATCTTCTCTATTCCTTATTTTAAAACTACATATATCACCACATTGTAATTTGTGTCCGTAACTGTCCGTTCCAATAATTAAATTATTTATAATCACACTAACTCCTCCAATCTCAAGCGATAAATCAATCATTTCATCTGCTAATATTGATATTCTGATGCACACTTGTCACATACGCTCAGATTAGCTTCTTCAATATATGAACCACACAATTTACAATGGTGTGGTTTATGCTTGTTCTGTTCTATCTGCAACAACTGTTCCTTTTCTCTTTCAGCTTCCTCTAAATCAATCCCAAAAAACTCCGCAAGCAGTTTTTCTTTATTTATATAATCACTGGCTCCATCTGGATTAACAAACGGCGATTCTCTTCTTTGTCTTCTTTCAAAAACTGCATATTTGTACAAGAACCAATCTAAAAAATCTCCACAAAGTTCTGACTGTTCCTGAATTTCTAACATTCGATCTAATGTTGGTGTATTCATAACTTGCCCTCCATCTTTTCCATGAAATAATCCATTCATCTAAATATTTTAGCGTATCTTTCTGCCGCTTCATGATATTGTTCTTCAGAACATTCTTCTGTTCCACCACAAGTATCATCAAATCTTACATTCTTCGACCTGTAATATTTGTTCCACGCTTTAATTGTCTATATCCATAATACCATCCATTCCACGATATAAAACCTTTTATTTCTCCATGTACCACCATATAACATTCCTCCATTCATTATTATGCCACATACTGTTCAACTTTTCCATAACTCTTTTCAAATTCTGATTCAGGTAAAGCAACTTCCGTCTTATACTTATCCTGAAACTTAATTCTTACCCATGCTTTACCGTTCTTGTCTGTATATCTTTCTATTTTCATATCATTATCCTTCTTCCTTTATTTTTCCATTATAAAAGCCACCAGATTATTTCCGATCCGATGGCTCCTATCCGCTCTTATATTTACTTTTTAACATCATAACCGCCCCGATTGGCTTTACTCATCACCTCATTCTTAGATTTTCCCATTGCAAGATCATGACTCATTGCGCCGTAATCTGTTTTATATCCAGCCGGTGGAATCCGATTATCAAATTTAACATTTGTAATGATTCCAGGTAAAAAGCATACACAAAAGATAACAACCAATCCAATTAAAGTTTCCATATATTTTCCTTTCTGCCTACTATGTAGGACTTTGATCTGTTTGTTTATGTTTCCATTATACTATTGTTTGTGTCCAATTAAAAGGACTTTGTAAAGATGAATGGTACATTTCATTGCTCAATTTTTAATAGCGGTTCTATTCGTCTCCTTCCTGTTATTTTACCTTGTCGCTTTAATAATGCAGATACTTTATTAAAAGTTTCTACATCAATAATAGATTTGTAATTTCCTTTATATATTTCTCCAAGGAATGTATTAAATCCACAATATTGTGTCCTTGTCAGTATTTTTTGAATCGTCCATGCTGTAGGTTCTTTTCCTCTCTTACCTCTGAATCCACGTTTACTTGCTTCGCAAGCAACCTCTGATAAATTCTTCCTCAAAAGATATTCCTCAAAGCAAAATCTGACATATTCAGCTTCCTTCTCATTGATTTTAAATGAATCTTTTCCATCTAAGTCATATCCAAGGATCTCTGAACATGTCCGCTTTCCTTGTGAAGCTCTCTCAGCCATAGCCGCACTTACACGCTCACTTGTTAATTCTCTTTCAAGCTGTGCAAATACTCCTACAATTCCAATCATAGCCCTTCCCATCGGCGTAGAAGTATCAAAGGCTTCTGTGTAAGATACCATATCAACATTCCACTTCTGAAAGTTTTCCATTGTAGAATATAGATCTGATACACTTCTTGTAAACCTACTCAATGCCCAAAATAATACTGTGTCAAATTTTCCTTCTTTAGCATCTTTCAGGAGCCGGTTCATATCAGGGCGATGTTCAATATCTTTCCCAGAAATACCCTTATCTGCATACAATTCAAATACTTCATACTTTCGATCATCACACCACTTTCTAAGCGTTTTTTCTTGTGCTTCCAGAGAATAACCTTCTCTTGCCTGGTCTAAAGTACTAACTCGAATATAAATAGCAATTCGTTTATTCTCCTTTACCATTCTATCACCTACTCAATTTTTCAAAAAAGTTATTTACTAATTCGTCCGCTTCTTCCGCAGATTTCTTCTGTTCGTTAATTGTCTGAATAATTTCTTTGATAACATCATTTTGATATCTCCAAACGACACCAAAGCTATTACCATGATTAGTATATTCGGTTTCGACAAGCCAAACTCTTTCTCTTCCAATTTGTACATATTCTTGGTTGTCCCAATATGAATATGTACCATAGCTGACTTCAAGACCAACTTTTGCTAACTTATCCATGAATGTCTGATTAACTTTCCTATCTCTCTTTAAAAATTCCAATGTTTCTTTCATATCTTTCTCCTTTTCTCCCCGTATAACCGTTAGGACAGCATTTAATAAAAAAGCCAATAGCAATACGCTACTGACTTAAAAAGTGATTGAAATGCGAATTTTATTCAGTTCTTCTATTGTATCGATAATAGCTACCAAACCATACTAAATTAGGATGTGTAATAGTTCCAATATTTTCCTTTACTTGCCCACTATCTGAAAATCCTCTATCAATCATACGTTTTGCATGTTTTTCTTTTTCTGTTTCGTCATTATAATAATATTGTTCAATTTCTTCCACTAAAATTGACACTACTTTTTCATCTTGGTATTCATATTTATTTGTAGTAGATTCTTTTATTAACTTCATTACCATTCCTCCAATCACTTATTTTCTTCTTTAACTTCCGACACAAACAATTCTCTGTCATATTTATAATCTTCTCCATCACAAGGCAAATCAATCTCACTTTCGTTTATCTTATCATCTATATCTTGATAAGCTGCATCTTCGTCCTCCGCTTCCACTTCTACATATCTTCTGTATGTCTCCACAATTTCTACTTTAAATTTTGACATTGTGTATTCCTCCAATCACTCTAATCTCACATAATTAAAGCCTGTACAATCGTCCTGTTCTCCGTTCTCTCTATCCTCTTCAGGATCATACCAGCCTGTAATCAGGGTATAATTTCCAAACTCTCTAAAAATATCATTCAGAAACTCATACACCATATTCATTTCAGCTTCTGAAGGACAAAGAATTTCTTCTCCGTTTGTCCAAAACCCAGGGTCATCAACTGTATCAAAACTTCTCGGCTGTGTTGGAAGCATACTAAGGATTCCGTTCCATAAGCCTGTAATTTTCTTTTGATTGTTTTCTAAGATATTTTCTGTACACATACTGTTTCTCCCTTCTAAATCATTCATCCTTTACCCATTCCATATGTCCTTTTTCCACATCACATGCTAAATACCAATATTCACCGATATAACAAGGTGAATCAACTGGTCTAATTCCAACTGTCAATCCCTTTTTATCGTCATTATAATATCCCACAATACGACAAATTGTTCCAATAGGAATAAGTTCTTTTTCTTCACCACTTCCATCTAATGTTTTTCCAATTACTTTTACTGTATCGCCAATTTTTAACATAATTCCTCCAATCTACCAAGTTGAAATACGAGATTCATTGTAACTTTCCTTCTGAAAATTCCTCATAATGCACAACAATATAATAATACACAATATCATTGAAAAACTGTTTTGCACCTTCACCCAGAAATTCCATAGTTGGAATTGTATAATCCCTATCCCACATTCTATAAAATAGATCACCTAATTCCTCTCTGTATTTATACAAAAGTCCTTCATAATCAATATCTGTACGGCTAATATCATCCTCTAAAATTTCCTCTGCCATTTCCAAAATATAATATCTGCGTTCTTCAGGATCATCTGTTTCTATTTCCATCGGAATATTACTATAAATGCAAGATGCAAAATTCTTTAAGGTAGCATCATTTTCAATCATTTTTGTTCCATAAAGCATATATGTATTCATACAACTTCTCCTTCCTATGGTCTTGAAATTCCGAGTTTATTGCTTTAATTCAAATATATTAAGTCGCTTTCCTTGCACCATCCCCAACTACTATCACAAAATCTCACAATACATATTCCATCAGGAAGATATCTCTCTATATATCCTATACTTCCATTTTTACATCTTACTTTCTTTAACATTATTTTCCTCCATTTTCCTATTGAAATCCTGATTTTCAGTCTTTAATTATATATTCTACTTCAAATCCACTTCATAGATACTTTTGATCCACGTTTTAATTGTGGTTGCATATCCTAACAATCCATTCCAATTGCACACATGATCAAAAACTTCATCAGGAGACAATTGATTTATTTCTTCATCCCTTGAAACATCAAATCGTTCCATACCCCATCTTTGACGCACGCATTCCATGATTTCTTCTGAATATTTGTTAGGATTATTTTCAATTCTTTCTTGATGCTTCTGAATAATATTTATTTTTTCTGCAATCTTTTCTTTCTCGTATAAATCATCATCAGATAAATCATCTAAAATACTCCAATTATAAGAGCTATTCCCTTCATCATGTTGATCCAAAATCTCCATATATATTTTTACTCTTTCCATTCTTTCCATTATATTTTCCTCCTCAAAATTGTGTTTTTATTGCCTTTTAAATCGAATCATTTTGATTCATTGCAGCTTTTACTCTTTTCTTAAAATCATCCATCTTTTCTCCACATCTTATATCTGATTTCATTTCTATAAGACCATTTGTAATATATCTCCAACTTTCTTTTGCAGTCTGTGATAATTTATATACCTTTGCTGCTTTTTCATAGGTAAATCCAATTTGAAGATCATCCAAAGCCGAAAATAATTCATTGATATTGTAGATTGCTGTGCCAGCACAACACTGATTAGCAAAACATCTATCACTACATTCAATTTCCTCAATGGCCATGATCCTCTGCGCTAATTCTTCCTTTGATTCCTTTTCGTATTCCTTTACCATTCTGTCATACATCCACTTATACATATCTTTTCCTCTCTTTTTCCACTTAAAATCATTAATTCATCGCTTCTTATGATTCATAATCAAATTCTTGTAATCCTCCTGATTCTTTTATCCAACACATAATATCAAAAGGACTATCCTGAATAATATCCACTCCACTCTCTATGACACTTTCTACATGCAAGAAAATCATAGTAATAAGATTTTCCATCGTTGTCTTGATCTCATATCCGCATTTACGGATTTCGTTTGCCATATAATCATAATCACACCATTTTTCTTTTGGGTATGTGTTATAATCTTTTTCTTCTTTCCAACGTCCTAAATTATTAACCATGATCCATACCTCCATTAGATTCTTCCAATTTGCTTTAAAGTGCCATCTGTCAAATAAAACTCATGACAAAATCTTGCAACTTCCAAAAATTCCACCTCTGGAATAATATCTGAGATAAAATATGGAAGCTGATCTTTTGTTACCTTTTTATTCTTTGTGGCATAATCAATAATGTTTTCCACCAAATCCCAATTCCAGTGAGTATCAACAACTCCTGGAAATTCTTCTTTTAACCAACTCATAAAACCATCTTTATCAAATCCATTTTCCATAATCACACCTCCACATATTTAATAATTATTCCTGACAAATTTTATCTTGTTTCTGATCACTCTAAAAAATCCACCATCAACTTTTGCATTTTTATATGTCGGAAAATCTTTTTCAAGCCAATATTCGAGCTGTGCTTCCCATAAATCACGCTTACATGCTTCTGGAATATCTATAACAATATTTCCATTTCTATCTATTTCTGCTTTCATTTCACTTTGTAACGCTATTGTTAATTTCATAAAAATCCTCCATTCTATGTACTTAAAACCATTGTTTTATCCGTTTACAAATTCTTTTCAAAATCTTCTATACTTTCATATTTATTAATTGTAGGAACAAGTGCATCCATATTTCCATGCACTGATATTGATCCATTTAAATCCTGATAAACAATAAAATCTCCGTTGCTTCGTTCTGGATATTTAGGCCTATACTCCATGTAATATCCCGATACTGTTTGTGAAAAATACAGATCAGCCTCGTTAATATTTCCATCAATCTGTATCAATTTTTCTTTTACTCTGTCCTTAAATTCCTTTGCACCTATGACATTTCTCAATTCTGACATATTATCAACCATCCTTTCCACTCTCTATTTCTCCATTTATTCGGCGTTTATAGCCACTATAAAAGGCACTAACGAATATTTCCGCTAATGCCTTCTAACTGGTTATAAATTATTCAATTCTTAAAGCAATTTATCCCATCTGAGCATAATTCAATGTAGATATGGTATTAATATCTTCCATAATCTGCATTTTAGTATTTCTTATATCAATATCATCCTGCATATCAAGAAAATACCTGTCTGATACACCAAAGAATTTCCCAAGCCTTATTGATGTATCTGCCGTTATTTTTCGTCTATCATGTAAAATATCTTGAATTCTCGATACTGGAACATGAATTTCCTGTGCTAATTTATATGCCGACAATCCAAATGGTATCATAAATTCTTCAGATAATATCTCACTCATTTTAGGAGTTTCAATATAATTTTCCATAGTAGCCTCCTTCCTAATGATAATCCACTATTTCCACATCATAAAAATTATTTCCATCGTGTTTAAAGCATATTCTAAATTGATCATTAATTCTAATACTATATTGCCCTTCCCGATCACCGTCTAATTTCTCCAAGTGATTTGCTGGTGGTATTCTTAAGTCCTCCAAACTTTGTGCATTATCAATCATAATCAACTTTCGCAATGCTATTCGCTGTATTGACTGTGGTAATTTCTTTGAAAACTTTTGATTGTATATTTTTTCTGTTTCTCTGTCAGCAAATGTTTTTATCATGATTTTATTATACCTGTTCTCCGTGTATATGTCAACACAAATTATTTCTATGTTCCACAACCCAAAGAAACGATTCTTTCATTGCTATATTCCATTTTCATGAAAGCTATAATAACTATCTCCAACAATAACACTGTCTAACACATTTATTCCTATTAGTTTTCCAGCTTCTTTCAAACGGTTATATGATTCTATATCCTCTTTTGATGGCGTTGTATCTCCACTTGGATGGTTATGTGCGATAACAATTCCACTTGCTCCACATAATAAGGCTTTAATAAAAATTTCCCTAGGATTGCATATTGTCATGTTTACCATTCCATGAGATATTTCAAACACGCCTAAAGGCTTTCCTTTATTATCCAATGCAATCATATATAAATATTCCTCTGTTTGTTTATTCAGTCGAAAAACAACATTGAACATTTCCGCTATTAATGATGGTGTATTCAATGTTTCAATACCTGTACAATTACAAGATTTTTCCTTTACTAAAACATTGAGATTGTCTTGGTTTAATTCCGTTTTATATGTTGTAATTCTCATGTTATTACCCTCCATTTTTTCCATAATAAAAAGCAGGTAACATTTTTACTTGTCACTTGCTTACTACTTCTCTTTCTATGCTATTTATTTGCCTTATTTAAGGACTTAATGCAACGCACATACATATTTGCACATGCGCTGATTTAAGGCTTTAAATGGGCTTGTATACGGTTTAAACACCAATAATCTTTTGATTGAATCCGAAAAGATTTATAAGAAAATCCGTATTGAAATTTATAAGAAGCTGGAAGCCACATTTATTAAAATATCTTAGTGTAATTCCAAACGCTTCTCCAGACGTTCCACCGATTTTAAAACGCCATCCATTATTTAATTTTCTAAATCCATATTTTTTCATGCTTTATCCCTTCTATGGTTGAATCAGTAGTTTCAAGGGTTTTATTCTTCTACAACTTTATATCCTGTAAAATACTCTTGTAAAACTTTATTACATAGCTCCATATCGTCTTCATAATCCCATCCAAGAACAAACCACTTAGATTCATTTCCCTGTCTGTCATTGTCAATTATACACAAGAAAGCACATTCCTCGCCACAATCAACTATTTCTGGAATTTCTTTGATCATCTCACCAACTGTATTAAAAGCCGTGCAAGAATCTCCTGTCATTGTTTTGATAAGTTTTGAAAGACAATCCCATTTCATATGAAGGATATTATTTTCTTCCAGGAAGTCAAGCACTGTGCCAATAGAATATTGATCGTCTTCCTTTACTAACATATTGTTACCATCAAAAATCTTTGCCATTATATAATACCTCCGCATTTTCTGTTATGCTCCGTTTTCTCCCTCCGTGACTTGCAACACGGCATTGGCACGTTATAACTATATATTCTTTTTCCTTATTACCCTTTTTCGCAATACTGCACTTCGCTGACTTGACTACAGCTCCGACTAATAAGGATGGTATTGTTTAGCGGTTCCATCTCCGCTCTGAAAACCTTTTTACAAGCCTTTTCCAGTGGCTTTAATGCCTGAATAGGGAATTGAACCCTATGTGTGATACTTGAACCATCCAGGCGGTTTATATTTAAATGGCAAATCCAAAACCATTTTCAATCGCCATATCCTGTAAGACTGAAAGAACAGGCGAAAGATTTTTAATTACTGACAATCTTTCTTCATTTGTAAGTTCCTTTTCTTCTCCACTCGTAGCAATATCGCTAATAACTTTAACTAAATTATTATGCGCCATTGCCAAATCACTTCTTTTCATTTTTACCGTTCTTTCCATGTACTTACCTCCGTATTCTTTTTCAAATTTCCTTATAATGCAATTATATAGTCTATAGCGCAATTTGTCAAGCATAAAATTACCCTATAGAGCAACTTTTTTCTCCATAGGGTAATAATTAAACTTGTTTTCCGCTATTATCCGTAAATATTACTTCATAATTCATATTCATAATATCACAGAATTTTCTTATATCCGATTCTTTCCAGTTGTTGTCTTGAAATTTCTTTGTTATTGACGGCTGTGATATTCCCCACTGATCAGCAAGCCATTTTTTAGTTTTTCCTTCTCTGGAAAGAATGATATTCATTTTTTCACTTGTGCTTATAATTGTTATCGCCTCCCTATTTTCCAAACAAATCCGCATGTGTTCCTGTTCTATCAAGAATCAATTCATCATCCTTTATTCTATAAATCAATAACCAATCTGGCGTGATATGACATTCTCTTTTATTTGACAAATTTCCTTTTAAATTATGATCTTGATTTTTTATAGGTAGTTGTGCCGGTATTCTCAGCGTATCAACAACACTATATAATAAATTCAAATCATAATTCCTTTTCTTACAAATTTTTATGTCTTTGTTAAACTTTGTTGTTGTAGACAGTTTCAGCATTTTATTGTTCCTCCAGAATCATATTAAAAAAATCTTCCGTTGAACCTTCAAACCGCTGCCCTGTTCCATTTTCCAGCATTTCATCCCCTTCCCTGATAGCTTCCATTGTTTCAGCGTTTGGAGTTTCTTCACTATCAGTTACACCATTCAAATAACCTTGTAAATAAGAAACAATATAACCGATGTTGTAATCTGGTATTTCATTTAGAATCTGTATGGCTTTTTCTCTATCACTCATATACATATACCTTCTTTCTTAACTTATAGACTAATTATATCAGATTTTCACGCAAAATCAAGTCATATCTATATTATTATCCACACTATGAGAAATACCGCCTATATAGGGCAAATACGCGCTTACAAACGGTATTCCTTTACTATGGACAAAATCCCTTTGAAATACACGATTTATCGCCTTTTAATCCATTCTCATTCCGTTTGGCTCATATCCCTGTATTGTCAACTGTATTGATGAACCATCAGGAAGATCAATCACTATCCCTTTATCCATTGTTAACAAACTCGCTTCTTCAAAAGTACGAATTTCACAGTCTTCAAATTCTGTTCCTTCTGAATTATCAAGTATAATATTTGTCAAAACTTCTTCAATATTTCTTTCTGTCATGATATGTTTTCTCCCTTCTATAATAAGTCTGACAATTCTTTCATTCTGTCATGCTTAAAGCCAAGTGTAGCGAGTGCCTGTTCTATTCCAACGGCTTCACCATAATGCTGATCTGCTTTTCTTTGTTCTGTTTCCTGTCTTACACTATCCATATTTGCATAATGTCTGCCAGCTTCTTTATATTCATCATCAGATTGTTTTGCTTTTCTTATAGCCTCTTCCATAAGTTTTATACATTTATCATATTCTGTTTTAGTCATAGTTCAAAATCTCCCTTCTACTTTTACACCAGCCCGCAAAAACAAGCAAATCTAACAAAAGGATTTCTTGCAAGTTTTCGCCGCCGATCTGCTTCTCTCTGATACTTCTTTTTCTGCCTGTCCGCAATATAAAGTTGCACTTCCATATTTGTATATTCTATATACTGTAATGGAGTCAATGCGCTGTATGGCGTTTTTAAATCCCTTCTAATAATCTGGTTCCCATCCTCAGTGTCAATAATTCTAAAATCAAACATATCTTTTGTCCTCCCTCTATGCTATTTCTATATCAAAAATCGGTTCATCATATCCGTTTGATTCTTTGTAAGTCGTAACTTTATATTCGTCATATACACAATTTCTTTCTTGTGTGTTGTGTTCTATTCTAGCAAGTGTAAAAATACGATATCTAATTTTTCCGCTTGTCTCCGAAAATACTTTTTGTACATGATATAAAGACCTTCCAATACAAGCCGAAAAATTATCAAATTCTGTTCCATAAAAGGATTCTTTAAAAGCTCCGCTTATATACTTCATATCGTGATCTTTTATATATTCCTTTTCCTGGTCTGAAATTTCCATAGAATCAAGCAAAGAAAAATCAAAAATATTTTCCTTATCTTTGAAAACAATATTGTTTTCCTTGGCGGTCTTTGCTGCTGTTTTAAAAAATTTATATTCTTTTATTTTCATGTAATTTCCCTCCATATTTTTAATCACAAATTTATAAGCACTACAAAACGGCTATAGCCCTATATTCTCCATAGCCGTTCTAACTGCCTACAAAACTATTCCATCAAGCGGATTACACAACGCTTTCATGCCCTCATCAATCGTTATCAATCCGTGCTCTGTATTTTTCAAAATGCGTTCTATAACTTCCATGGCTGCATCTTTATACTTTTTCTTCATCAATTCATTGTTTGTATAACTTTTCCGCTGTGCGTTGGCGTATTCTTTCATATATCGCGGTATTGTGTTCATGCGCTTTTCTCCCTTCAAATTACAATTTCAAGTGGTTTATGCCGTCTTGTCTTCCAACAAATTAAAATTATTTCCATCAAACAAATAATACTCTTTGTTAGAAATAACTTTGTTATACTCTTTTTCTCCCTCAAATTCATTTACAACCGCTTTTTCCTCTGCCGTCATATCCTTATAATTTTTCTTTCCATAGGAAGGCGGCAACCATCCTTTGTGCTGGCTCCCAAAAATATTAAACTTTTTCAAAAGTTCTTCATTGTTGAAAGTGATATGGCATGTACCCTTTTTGTAGAAAGTCACGGTAAAATATTTTAACTGTATATCTTTTGTTTCTCCGTATTCCTCCGCAAATTTTAGGGATTCTTCCAGATCAACCGCTTCCGTCAAACCTCCGTCAAGATAATTGAAACATTTTTCTATGTCCTGCAATTTCCTAACAATTTTATAATCTGAAGGATTATATCTATTCCAAAAACTGTCATATCCAGCTAACGGGATGATTACTTTTTTATTAATAATCCATGCTTTATTAGTTTTCCAGCCGTTATAATAGTGGATATTCTTTGATGTTTCATCCCAATAGCTATATTTATGGCTAAGTTCATCAAAAAGTTCTATTATAGTATCCTCAATACCTTTTACAACTTTTTTCTGTATGTCAATTTTTAACTGATAGATGTTGTAAAGTGAAAAATCATAGTCTTTCATTTCTTCCACCTTATTATAAAAATCCTGTTGCAGATTGTTTGTAAGTTGTCCTATAAACTTAGGATTTTCAAAAAGTGCTTTCCAATATTTTTTTCTTACTTCCCTTATGTATTCATTGATTGAAAGTTTACTATTATATTTATCTCTATTGCCTATAATATCCATCTGGAGAATACAACCGCCTGTCTGAATTGTTTTCCCTGTTTCCTTATCCTTTTCAAACTGAGACAATATAAAAGGCTTCATTGCAAAATATTCCTTAATCAGCTTGATTCCGGCCTCTACTTCTAATTGATACTGATTTACAATAGCTTTAAAGAAATCACTATCAATTAGTTGCGTGTTTTCTTCTGCCTGAAATTCTCTTTTTTCCTGTGCTTTCCGTAACCCTTCCAGAATAAAGGATTCTCTTTGTACTTCTGGAAGCTGTACCTTCACAAGTGCTATTTCAACCGCCGTTTTCCGTTCTGCATCCAGAAAAGCATTTTGTATAAACTCTATTTTTGCGTTATATTCTGTAAGTTTCCGTTTTAAGTCCTGCCTATCGTTTGTACACGGATTTTTTAAAGTTTCCGCATTGAGAAGACATACAACTGCTCCGCCGTTTCTCTGCTGCATCTCTAAAGCCTTTAAAAGATGTTTACAACCGTTAGAAAAAGGCGGGTTCATTATTATAAGCTGATACTCTTTCATTGTGTCATATGCAAGAAAATCATTATAAACAACACGGAAATTTTTCCCTTTGAGAATGTGCTGTAAATTCTGATCAGCTTCTATGCAATCAATATCAAACTGAAATTCTTTATTCCCCCAATATTTATTATATGTTTCAGCTTTTTTCTTTAATGCCTCAACTATATCGCCCTTTCCGGCTGATGGCTCTAAAATGGTTTTAATCATTGTAAAATCAAGATCGTAAAGCATCTTGTCAATCAAATTTTGTGGCGTTGGGTAAAAGTCTTTGTTATCTGTGAACATATAAAAATTATTCCTTTCATTATATAAGGCGGTATATTATAACCGCCTTTTGTGTTATCCTGTTTGTAGTGCTTCTGTTGGGTCATATTTAAAGATAAATCCACGCTTGAAGCTGCTATAATATCCTTGCAGCGTTGCAAGTTTCCGCTTAACCTCTGCAAAATCTGACTTGTTTAATTCCTTTTCAGGTTTAACAATCCAGATTTTAGCGTGTGTTTGCGTGTGCTGATCCTCTGTAATAGTATAGGAAATGTTTTCTTTTTTCACTTCTGGTTTTTCCTTTGTGCCTTGCGCTTCCTGTGCCGGTTCTGCTGTTTGTATTGCAGTTTCCGTTATAGTTGCGTTTAACTTCTCCGATGGATTTTCCTTAAACAAGAAGGCATGTTTAAATTTTGAGTAATAACCGCCCAGTGATTTAATATACTTGTTTACAGCAATATACTCTTCACGGCTTAACTTTTCTGCAACTTTTACAAGAAAAATCTTTTCGCCTGTGCGTGTGTCTGTATCCTCTGATACTTCATAAGTATAAGCATTTACGTTTGTTTCTTCTGGTGCCGTTTCCGTTGTAGTAGATGTTACATTTTTCTTTTCTGCCTTGATGGTTTTCTTAACTACTTTCTCCACTTCATACGGCGTTTTTACTTCCTCAATATGACACCAAGCTATAGATCCTTTTTCAATCCATTTTGTGAGGCATTCAGAATCGCCACTACCAACAAACCAATAATTATTCCGGCTTGCATTTCCTGTACATTCCTTTGTAAGTTTTCCGTTGAGTTTATAAGCGTGAAAATGTTTTTGCCCGTTACTCTCTGTTTCGTGGATACGATATACAAGCCCCTTATAGCATCCATAGTTGAAATTAGATTTCAGAATGAAAAGCTGACCCTCTTTAATTCTTCCGGTTACATCCTCTACAACTTTATTTTCTGTCTTGTACTCTGTAACGGTAACTTTTTCATAAATAACGCCGTCACCCTCACCAAGTAATCCACCGCAAGTTGTATCAATTTTATTAATGAATGTCTCAAACTTATCTATCAGTTTGATATCTTCCTCTAAGTCCTCAATATGTCTTTCTGTGTTCTTTCTTGCATCTTCCTCACTGTCATAATATCCACGGTTTACAAGGTCTTGTGTGTGCTTATCGGCATATGCTTTTTTATCCTGCTTGTATTCATTTAACCATTCCATATCACGGTTATAATTGTAATATTTCCAGATATGGGCAAATTTCAAAATGCC